CCGTAGTCATCTCATTTTCTTTAATTTGGAACCAACTTTATATATATCATACCAACCACAATTAACATATTGTGTAAAGGCTTTACATACTAATCGTTCTGTTTTACAACGGGATTTATTTGCACAACGATCACAAGGTGCATCATAAACAACCTTGAGTTGTTTACCTCTATAAGTTTTTGCTATCACTTTCATACTATAATTATACACCAAAACAATTACTATGTCAAGGATTAATTCTTACCTTTCTCTGTAAAGTGCCTCTTATATATACCTTGTTCAACCATACGCTCTTCATACAACTCAATCTTTCGGACTATACGCCGATCAATCCAATGTGCTAAAAGAACTATGCAAACTAAGCCTATAAAAATTCCACCTAACAATAATGTTTCTCCACTCATGCTCCATGCCTCACTAGATTCTGTTCAAACTCATGCAGACGACGCCATATTGAACGCAGTTCTGTAATCGTTGTCCAGTTGTGTAAGAATAATGCAAAGCCTCCATGCACTCTACTAAATGCATTACTGACCTGCACCATCACACCAAGTGTAATCATACCAGTAAACAAGCCAGGACCCATTACGAGGTAAGGTGCAATAATCATAAACTGGTCATAGAACACTACCCAACAATCAAAATATCCGTAGTGCAAATACAATCTATGATAATTATATCTAATTCCTGTAAACAGTTCACCTAATGTTTCAGGCTGTGCATAGTTAATCTTATCATCTTCACCTAGCACTAAGTCCTTTCTGAAAGCAGCTTCTACTCTCTGGTTATTGTACTCCAAATGTGGTAGTTTCCAACCAACAAACCAACTAATACCCATACCACCTAGAGATACTATTAGAGTTGCCCATACTAAGGAGCCTTCTATATCTCTGATGATAGGTATGTCTACCTTGTCACTGAAACCCCATAAGATTGGGATGAACGCAATCAAAGTCATCACTGCTCGAACTACTTGCAGTCCTAATGACTCAATGATTCTTGCCCACCTGTTACAATCTTCTTGTATACGTTGTGATGCACCTTCTATCTCACCATCAACTGCACGCCATCTCGGAATGTAACTGAATGTGATAGCTTGACGCCAACGTAGTCCATATATTCTTGCAAACCATCCTGTAAAAATAGCAAGTGCTATATAGGGAAATGCAATTTCAGTAAACGATACAGTGGCTACTTCACTATCAAAGCCACTCATTGTATACTTCAACGAAATCAATTGAGAATACAATAGACCAATACCTTCTTGAGGTTTATCTACATAATCTCCAGCGTTCTGTAACAGATCATAGAACACTCCATACCACTGGTTGATGGCTACTGTCATCTGAACTTGTAACCACAACGATCCTATTAGTGCAATAAGTCCGCCCCATGCCCACAGAGCCCAATCTTTATTCCACCAAAATGATTTTAACATTAAAACAATCCCTCCAATGTCGCTCTTCTGGTGTGTCGAAATAAATCAAACGTCTTATATTTTCCAAAACACCATACATTTTCAATGTAGAGCTTATTCATAAATTCAACTAACTCTTCCTTAGTTTCAAATTTATTCTTCCCTTGAGGCCGTTGCATGATTCGCATACCAATTTGCCCAAGAAAATCTGGTTGTAGGTGATCTACTAATTCATCACATGAATAGTATCTCACATTTTTAATTTTAGGATCCATAATGTTAGTCATTAGAAATCCTTTCTCACTTAAAGCATTAAAACTATTTAGAGCCACTGGGAGATAGAACTCATCTCGCCACCTTTCATATTCACTAAACTTACTCCATGACTGATCTTCTTCAAAGTCACCTCCCTCATTATATCTTTCAGTCGCAAAGTATGGTGGCGATGTAAATGCACAATCTACATTCTCAATCGTCTCCCATGGCAAATCTTCAGCACCACATCTGTATATTTGTGTAGTCTTTCCTGGTGACATCTTACTATACTCTCTAATCATTTCAGAGTATACTTTAAATGTATTAGGGTTTGGATCACAACCAATATAGTGAGTGGCATTTGATGCAAAGAACCCAGCTAGTCTATCACCCCAACCCATAGATGTATCAAGTACTGTTTTAGCATCTGTCATGTTATAGATGGTCTTTGCAACGATAGGTTTGAACTGTGTTGCAATGTATGTACCTAAACGTAAGACTTCCATTACACTCTTAGGACTTAAATCTTGGGTGGTGTTTACACCTCTCCATAAGCCACCAATAGATGACCATATTTGTTTGGGTGTACCCTGCTCCCATACTTGAGCTGGTGATATGAAACCATACGACCCACATCTTAAACGTAAATGATTCATAAAATAATCACTACAAGCATTAAATGTAGATGGTGTATCTATAAGGCCTTGTCCACAAGTTTCAAATTCATACTTGTAGTCATCATACTTTTCAATCACTTCATTAGTGATCTGATCTCTTGGTGTAATAAACTTTGTATAGTCTGCCTTCTGTAGCTTCTGAAAATTATCCACCATGTCCGCATACGACAACTCCCGAAACGGAAATGCAGGTCTCTTTTCAGAAACATACTGTGCAATGGTAAGACGGAACTCCTCCTTACCATACTTGTCTGTGCAATAACGAAACTCACCTTTGTTTAGGTAGAAGTCATGCTCATGTAAATAATCATATAATTCTTGGTTCATCCGAACAAGTGCTCCAATGTTGTAGCTGTTCCATAGCTACGATCTACGTTCCACCCAATCTGTTCCAATATAAACGTCAGTGGGTCCACAAAACTCTTATCAAACATTATATCATAGTTTATCTGATTATGCAAGTCAAATTCTTTCGGAAGCCTCGTCATAAATGAAATAACATTAGTTCGATATGCATTTGGTGTTTTCACTTCAAGAAATTTTATCTTATCACCTTCTTGTATAAGTGGATACTTATTTACTAATCTATCTCGTTTCAATAGATAATTATATACCAAGGCCCCCTTAACGTGCATAGGTGTGCCGTCTATCCAAATGTTAGATTCACTTTTATACTTCTGTAAATTATTACAAGACCGAGGATATGCTATATCTTCAGGATTTAAATTCATAAAAGTTTTACGGAACGATTGGATAAATGTGTTCAATGTTTCTTCATCTTCATTAATAATAATTTTCAGTGCAGTCTTAATCATCTCTCTACATGGTGCTGGTGTAGAAGATTTCACAGCCTCGATACCCATCACCTTTAACTGTGGTTCTTTATAACGCACCCCTTCACTGTCATGGACGTTCAGGATGTATCGTTTCTTCGCAGTCCAGATACCCTTATCGGCTATGACTTCTCTCGCCATATCCATCTTCTGTTGATATGCGTTTACATACTCAGCCAACTCCTCATAACACTTGGTGATGTATGGTTCAATCTTTTCTTTAGCCACCTTATCTAAAAAGTCTACAGGGCTCTTGGGATTAACTTTAGAAACTAACTCATCAAATCGTACATAAATTGAATCTGTATCTGAAGCCAATACAAAATCTTTATCTTCTGTACCTAAAATTTTATTCAGATACTCATTAACTTTATTTTCGATCCATCGTATCGACAACTGGCCAGCCGTTGTAATGGCTGTCGCCATTCTCTCATCATAATATCTAAAGTATTGATTACCTATTGCCCCATAAGCACTATTCAAAGCAATCTTTCTAGACATCTGAATATTATCATACTTGGATATTTCGTTTAGATATTTCTCTTCCCTACTATTTTCATATTGTTGTTTCGCTTCTAATGCCCACTTCTTGAACTTGACACGATCATTATACATATTCTCCATCATGTCTGGCAAAAACCCTTGAAAGTCTTTTCTGAATCGTGCCCCATTTGGTGTGACTGCATGGCCGTCATCAACAATTTCTAATTCTTTATTCAATAATCTATCAATAGACACTACCGGATTAGCTTCTTTCGCTAATGTTTCTGGTGAAATATTATACTGCATAATCAAATGTGGATACAAACTGTTTAGGTCAAATGACATCACCCAATTATGTAACCCTGTCTGTGGATCTTTTACATATGCACCCACATACTTATCATCTTTTCTATGTGCTCTCTTACGTGGGACAGCTACCTTTTTATCTTTCAAGAAATTGTAAATAAAAATATCCCACATACGAATTGGCGAATAAACATCAACAAAATTAACCTTCATCTCATAAGCCAATGTAATACACAACTCAATCAATTTCATCTTATCTTCAAGACGGTCTACCAACTCAACGTCTTGAACATTATAATCTACAAACGATTGATAGTCATTCGTATACCAATCTCTAAATGTTTCATGTGGATTCTCATGTTTCTTTTCACCCAACTCGACCTCAGCTATGAAATCTAACCTATATGATTCTCTATTCACATAGGTAAATTTTCTATACAGATCGAGATAATCTAAAATAGATACCCCTAAAATATTATACTTCTGATGTGTCTTCCCATACTGTGTAACCGTATCAGCCTTTACAATACCCCACGGAGAAAACTTTTGTATTTCATCTTCGCCAAATAGCCGACTGATTCTATTACAGAGATAGGGTATATCAAAGAATTGGATATTCCAACCTGTAATAATATCAGGCTGAGTTTTATTCCAAAAATGTAAAAACTTTTTAACTAAATCTAATTCATCTTCACATTGTATATAACGTACAGCGTCATTAGTATATTCACCAATGCCCCATACGATGATAGCTTTATTAGAATGATTCTTTACCGTAATACACAACAATGGTTCTTCAGCTTTACTTACTTCTGGAAAACCATTCTCACACTCCACTTCTATATCTAAAGTGATCGTGAGCATTTTATCCATCTCCCAATTCACATAATCAGGATATTCTTCACCAATATAAACATATTGATAGTTATCAAGGCCATAAACAGCATCAGGAGTATTCTGATGCATCTGCACAAAATTCCTAGCGTCCTTTATGGATTTAAATTTAATAGAATCTAATGGCTGACCGTCTAAGGTCTTCCATATAGATCCTATTGGTGAGGGAACATATAATGTGGGTTGCCACTTTACTCTACGACTTACCCGCTTGCCCTTGACTACTTCACGAACTAAAAGTTGATTACCATGTTGGATTACATTGATATAAAAATCATTCATTTAATAATTATATCACAAATCATTCGTTAAGTAAAGTCTTTGGACTCACTTTAGGCACCACTATGCCTGACCCGAACATTTGATTATAATTATTTACTATGTCTAGAGCTGGTTCAGATGTTATTAGAATCCAATCACTAGGGATTGTAAACTCTTTATCATCACTAAAAGGTAGCCAGGGAGCCAAAGCCATTTGCATTTGTTGCCCCTGTCCCCCCATCGGTACCAGCATTGCTGGTAATTTTACTTTAGTGTATTCTCTTTCTAGATTTTCTTCTTTAACATCTGCTACAATATCTTCACCAGACTTTAATCTCAATAATTTTACTGCCATAATATATTACTCCTCACGTTTTTTGCCAATATTATACTTGGTCTCCAACAACCATTCATCTTTTTCTCTATAAGATAAAACTTTTATTTGTGATAACGGAGCCTTCTGCTCATTGTTACCTATAATCTTTATCAACTCCCAATCTTCCAATAACCCTGCAATAGTATTTCGTCGTTCTAAATCATTAATTGATATGTTTGTCGGCTTACCATCTAGCGCAAACAGTTCTTTAAAATGTACAATAAAATAACGACCTTGTTTGTGTAGGATGTGACACGATTGGTATAACTTTCTCTCCTTGCGAGAGGCAACCCCTATACGGGATAGTGTTTCACGAACTTTTAAAAAATCATCAGCCTCATTTAACGTCACCTCGAGCATTAACTCTGGAGTCCATTCCAACTCTTCCATGTTTACCACCTCGATTTATTATTCTTTTTATGTGTTCAATTTGTTCATCATCTAGTATGTCAAGTGCTTGTTTGGCTTTCTCATTATTATAACCATAATATTCTTTAACATACTCAAGATTTTTAATCTTACTAGACCTAAGCCACTTACTAAACCTTTTCTTAGGTCGTATACTATTTAGAAAAAATTGAAACTGTAGACGCTTATCGAGGTAATGCATCCTATTCATTTCATTTACATACAAAATACAGTCAGGAAAGGCTGATAAAGCCTTGTTTACTATATAAGCTGGGTACTTCTTCTCCCAGAACTCATCATCACCCGCCATCAAATCATCTTTTTTATGATTGATTGCGTTCAAATAATCTTTTAATTCATACATAACTTAAATAATATAATTAAAATTAATTACTACTCTAATGTTTTCATCAGTACAGCCTGCGCCAGCGTGTTTAATAGAACAGGGAAAAGTAACAAGTCTATTAGCTATACTTTCAACCTTAGTTCCATCCTCAAAACCAGTATATCCATTATTAGTATTCACATAAAAAATACTGGTAAGCCAATCTTTCTCACCTTCTCTTATACCCCAAGTATTCTGTCCATCACAGTGTAAAGGTGTCATTGTGGTTTTCTTTTCTTTAGTAGTTAGATTTCCTTTGATACGCAACAGTGCAACTGCCTTAAACTTTTCTATTATTGGTTGCAGATAGGTAAGGTGATCGCTTGTAATCACTCCCTCATCATAAAATGCATGAGTAAACTGATACGTTCCATCTTCACCATGAACCTTTCCTATATTATAATACCAAGGAAAAGGTCCTCCAATCATTAAATTTTTTAGACTTGTAAAATCATCATCAGATAAAAAATTATCTTTCAACTCATACATAATGTTCTCTATCTTTCCACTTACCTTCATAAATGGTCTGCGGTGTAACCTTACCAACTAACCAATTATGCCTCCACGGTGTCCATCCTTTCCTTAAATGTTTTATAAAAGCATCTCTATGTGTCCATACTCTTATTCCCATCATTTGTAATCTTGTAGACCAATTATGGTCAGAAGATTTACCGTTAGGCCATGTCATTAAGGGAAGTTCTAAAAATATTTCTCTTTTAGCTACAGACATAGCAAAATTAGCCATCCTGGTTCGTATCATTCCTTCTTGCCTTATTACCCATTCTATAGGAAGCCATGGGGGATAGTCATTTCTCATAGGTCCCTTTTCATTTTCTAAAATTTCAGGCAAGTATCCTTGACTCACTGTACTTATATAACTAAAGTTACCATCCGGCTCTATATGCATATTCATCCAACCAGTAAACACTTCATACTCATCCATTTCTGCATACTTTAAAATAGTATCAGCTGCTGGTTTACTTACTACACCATCATCACTCATCACAATATAATGGCTAAAATTTGTTTCCTTAATAAACTTATTCATTTGAGCCATCACCTGAGGCTCTGTATAAGCTCGAAACCATACTTTAGGGATGTCTATATTTTCTTTAAGTGAATTAATAGCCTCATCTATATGACGAGGTTGCATTATCATTAAGACAGGATCAAAGGC